CGACTTGTTGTTGTGCTTCATCTTCATAATCTACTCCGAAATCTTTGATTAATGATAGTTTTATATTTGTTACTTCATTTAATAAATATTTAATTATTTCCCTAAAATCATATATATGACCAAAACTAGAATTGGAAATTAAGTTATCATATTCTTTAACAAATTTTCTGTACCCCCTTGTTTGTACATCTTCGGCATATATATATTGATCGAAGCATATGAAGCTTGGTGTTGGATATCTAAGTTCACCAAGATAGTTTTCTATCTCTATTTTTGGAAAAGAATCTTCTTTTTTATTTATTTCATTCCAAATATAGATATGCGATTCTTCTAGCTTGGGATTATTATATGGGCTAAGATTTATTTGTCTTAAAAGATTTTCTAAATTTTTTAAGAATGTATTCATCTCAATAAGTGTATTGTTTGTTTCTTTTCTTAATGATCCCAAAGGAACCGAATAGGTCTGATCATCACCATATGTTGCCGTAGAGGCTAATCTTAATGCAGCGTTTGACCCTAAAGATTCTGAACTACTCAAAGAAGATGATTCTTGGATATTGTAATCAAGACTTATCTTTTGCTCAGAACTATTTTCTTGAGATATGCTGTTTATGTTTGACATATTTTACCTAAAACATTTTTCTAGAAGTTTTTTTCAATGGTCTACCTTTTCTAAAGGTAGGTAGTAAATTTTGATTTCTTTTGGTCGTGACCATAATACTATCTTTTTTGTCATCCTCATAATCACCCTGTTTTTTCTCATACTTGGGCATGAAAAAAGTATTTGAAAAACTTTCTGTATTTTTCGCAATTTTTAATTTACTGAAATCTCCATAATTCTGAGTTATAGATAATAATGCTAACATAAGGGCATCATGCGCGTGGTCGACAGCAGACCCTCCAGCTTCAAAAACTGGTCTTCCAGATTGAGTGGTTCTAACTACGACATAAGATATTAATTGTAAATACATTTCTTCGTCAGAAGCTGGGAATAATAATTGTTCCCTTTCAAGATATTGAGTTAGGTTATCAACCATATATGGTTTTATTTCCTTTTTAACGGGGAGCTTAGTATATGGATCCCTTATTTCTATGCTCTCACCAAACCCAATACCCTTAACTCTATCCCTTAACTTAGATCCAGGATTTTCTGTTCCATATTTTCTAAGCAGTTCCACTTGCACTTCACCATAACCACGGTCAACATAAATATGTCTAGGATTAAATATCTCATTTAATTGGACAATTCTATTTACTCCGTTTGTTAAAGTGTATTCAGATTTATCAATTTCTTCCCTATATACAAGTCTAACTTTTCCTCTAAATCTTTCATCTTCATAATTATCATTACAAGCTTCAAGCACAACTATATTTGTACCTGCACCATATTTGTCCCAATCAACACCAATGGTATAAAAACCTCTAGCTGATTGTATTTCTGGAGTATAGTTCCAAGATGGTTCTATGAAAGCTTTATCAACATATTTCCTAGGATAGACACCCTCGGAATCCTCACCCCAGTCTGCCTCAATTTCATGACGATAACCTGTTTCGGTATATTGTTCCCTAAATTCATCTTCTTGTTCTTTATTGAAATAAGGGTTGCAATATGACGGAAAATAATACTCGGTAAATCTGTCCGATCTACACCATTCCCAGAACCTTTCCCTTCTACCAGTAGGGGTTGAGGCTCCAATTAAAACTTTATCTATTTGATCTTCTGCTGTTTTCTGCAACATCGCATATAGCGCATCGAGATCGTCTACGTGCATGTAATCCATCTCGTCAAGTACAATAATATGTGCTTCTTGACCACGGGCTACATCTGATTTACCACCAGATCTCATTCCAGAGGTAAAGAATCTAATAGTGGATCCATTAGAAAACTGAATCATAAACTGAGGACTCGTTACACTTCTTATTAGAGAAGATCCAACAATACTGTTCTTGGAAGCCAGTCTTTTTATCTCTTCATAAATAAGTTCAACTTGAGTTTTCATCGGCGCTATAACTAAACATCTTCCATCTATATGGGTATAACTGTAGTGAAGTAAATAAATTGCTAATGTAAATGTTTTTCCGTAAACGACGACCAGCTCTTAGCACTTTTCTTAAAGAGGGGTCTCTAAGAATTATTGTTTGATATACTCTAGTTTCGACGCCAAGAAAATGCTTTGCCCATCTACATGGATCTTTAGCTATATGTATATGTCTTTGTTGTTCAGCCGAAACTCCAAAATTTAAAAGTTCATTATCTATTTCAAATGGCTCATCTATTAACAATGCTAACTCTTTATTAGTAAATTCTCTACCAAGAATAGGAGTACCATCTGGCCAGTTTAGATGTCTAAGTTTATTCGCAAAAACCCATTCAATTCTTTTTATCTGTTTTATGTATTCTGGATCTTGAGCTTGGATAATCTCAAGTAAATCTTCTCTAGAAAGTTTTTCTAAATCAGCTCTAAACTTTTTTGTTTTATCGTTCATTATATCCTACCCATAATGTGCAGCCATCATTCCGCGCTTCTGCGCCAAGCAAAGACCTTGCATTCATCCTTGAATTTTGGATAGCAGCTACACCTCTAGCCCTAGAAGTGGCTGCTACTTCGTTATCCTTATAGTCCCCAAAAACTCCTCCACTGATATTTCCTTGCATTGATTTCATACCAGCTTTACCAAAATTAATAGCACCCTTAACTGCAAGCCCGCCCAATTTAGCTAACTGATATGCCATATCTGCAGCAAAAATCAAATTGATTCCTGGTACTGCGGCCTTAAAAGCTGCTCCAGCAACTCTTAAACCTACTTGTCTCCCACCGAGCTTAGCAGCTTGGAGCGATCCTTTCATGCCCAGCGACTTAATGATACCCTTATCAGATATCTGCGTTGCTAAGTCAAAAGACCCACGTGCTGCTACCAATCCTCTATTGCCAGCAAGGCTTGTTAAAGACGCACTTTTTTCGAGAGCTAACCCTAATGGTCTGATTACCCTTTCTGCTTCATCGGTCATTTGGATAAATCTGATACCAGAAGATGTTTGTCCTCGCAATGCACCGTCGTTATATGTCCTAAATGTTTTCACTCCAGAAGTTCCCATAGCGGTTCGCATTTCTGGACCGCCGCCATCCATTAACAATCTATTCATGAATGATTTACTCTTTGTACCTGATACACCCCCTACCGTTAGATAGCGTCTTTCCCCAACTGTTAAAGCTTGTCCTGCTGCACCTTTGTCTACTAAACCACCCAGCGCCGTTGCTTCGTAAGACAAACTACGTCCAGCGTTAAGTGTAGATGGTGCCACTATACCAGCATATGCTCTACCAGCATAAGGGCTGATATTAGAATTAGTAACTGCTCCTGGCATAGCCCTAACAAGACTACCTGGTGCATTCATTTTAGCAATTCTTGCTAAATTAAGATCTCCTCTAGCAGTGCTTCTCCCACGAGCAGCTCTTCTTTCCAATTTTGTGACTGCTCCTGTCCTAGAAAAAATTCCACCACTAAATAATGGTGCATCTTTTCCTTTGCCAAATAGCTTAGCTCCCTGATTAGAGATACTTGCAAGTGCTCCACCAGCATTGGGGCTAGCAAAACCCGCACTGTGTGCTCCAAAACCAGAAAGGTTTGGATTCCTCATAAATGCTCTTGGATCTGCTGTTAAGTTTCCTCTTCTAAAACGTTTGAATGAACCAGTCTTACCTGGTTGACCTAGACTTAATGCTTTTGCATTTTTTGCTTCCATTTTTCTGCCACGTTTAGTGGTTTGTCCAAAAATATTTTTTCCACCAACGAATTGCTCAGCACCTGGTCTTATACCCGGTGTCATTGAGTTACCTGTAAATGGTCTAAACTTAGCTCGAGATCTAGCTCCAACACCTGTTGAGCTTTTATTATCTAGAAATCCACCTTTGAGTATTGTATTTTGGCCCCTAAAGTTAGCAAAGCCAATACCAGAAATACCTATTCTATTAGCGGTTTCCATAGCTTCCATAGAAGAGCTCTTGACTGGCTCTTGGGCGTCATCTATAAATGCATTAGACATATTATATTATCCCCTTCTCAGGTTATGCATTCCGAGAACTATATTCCCATCGGCATTCAGATCTTTTGCATTTCTGGAAGATGTATTATCTCCATACATGTTGCTTGTTCCGGTATATTCCATGGTTCTTCTGTCCAATCTTCTATTGCCAACATATGGTGACTCACTAAAAAATTTTTCATTTCTATTTATATATGCCCCACCTATAGCAGCAGCCCCTGCCATCCCTACGGCTGCACCAGCAATCCCGCCTCTAGCCATTCCCATACCCCTACCTAAAAAGCCAGGTATTTTCATAGGGAGGAATCCTCCGTGCTGCTGTACCTAATGCCGCGCCTGCGCCAATAATACCAAGCGCTGCAGAACCAGACCCTCCTCCTGCTGCTGATGTTCCAGCCATTCCCATGGCAGCCCCGGAAAGTGCACCTATTACACCACCCTTCATGCCTTTACCAAGAAGCCCTCCGTGCTACTCCACCTAATACCGCGCCTAAACCAGTACCGACTACTTTACTGCCAGTTCCCCCTCCAAATGCGGCAGCATCCATAACTAATCCTGGGGTTAACTTCCTACCTAAAAATGATTCATCTGCATTAGGGTCGCCAAAAGCCACATCCATGGCAGCATCTCTTGCCGCTGGGGCAGTATGTTTAAGAAAGCCTGCCGTAGCTGCACCTCCGATGATTGCAGCTGTTCCCACTTTACTGGTAGCTGCTCTACCTAGTGATGATAATAATCCCATTTCTATTCTCCGAATAAATGATTATTTTTAGTAGAACTCATTGAAGTGTGTCCTATTTTTTGTCTATCTAAATTACCTACAATACCAGCGGTCATAAGCGGATCTCTTTTTTTAGAAGAGTAAGCATTGCCGCTTTCTAAAGCTTCCTGTATCGCATAAGGTCTTTGCCCTTGTTCAAAAGGTGCTGGTGATATAGTATCTTCATATAGTTCATTTTCGTTGTTTTTCTTACTCATTCTATATCCAACGAAAGCTGCAGTTGATATAGCCGCCCCTACTAAAATCTTTCCTTTATTGGCTTGCATCCAATCTCTTCCGACATTAAGAGCCAATGATGCTTCTTTTACTCTACCTGAGTCAGCCGAAATTGGGCCTAAGTCCTGAATTCCTCTACCTATATCTTTTGATTTTTGAAATACTTCTGCGTCTTGCGCGGCATTTAAAATACCAGCATTAGGAATTTCTGTTTTAGATACTGCTGCTTCTACTTCTCTAGCAGCGCGCACTACTTTATCGGGGACACTAGGAGATAAAACTGCGGCAACTGGTTTACCAGTTCTATCTAGTGTTATATCAACTAATCTAGAAACTCTTCCCTTAATAGATTGATCGGTATTCTCCATATATAGACCATGAATTGCTCTTCCTTCTACAATCCTTTCTGCGACGTCTCCACCCCCAAATTTGAATCCGACTATATGATTATCGGCTATATCTTCTCCCAGATTTTTCTTTACAGTTCGCCAACCTTCTAAATATTGATCTGCAACGTTATTCTTCTTTCCCAATTCGCCTAAATAAGTTTCTCTTTCCTTTCCTGTTGCCATATTGGCAATTTTTAATAATTCTTTTCTTCTATTTTCTGTGGACATCCCCCCTGTACCAAAAATAGAATTTTGTAAATTTTCAAAATCTTGAATTATACCAGCAGCTACTGGACCAGTTTCTGAACTTTCAAAGGTTTTTAATCTTTTAATCTGGAGAGACATGACTTGATCGGCCAAATCTTCCATAGTAGCTGTCGATTGTTCTATAGGAGAAAAAGCTATGTTGATAGTTTTATCATCTACGCCTTGTACTAGAGATTCGGTAAGTCTATTTAAATTTATATCTTCTTTAAATGCTTTAGAACCAAATTCAATTTCAGACCCAGGAATTATTTCTCCAGCTTCATCAAATTTTCTGATTTTTAATTGGATAATATCTTCAGCGGTCATAATTGTTCTTGGACTTGAATCTATCCCTCCTCTTATTGGAGTTCTAAAATATGAATTTTCTGCTGAGTCAAAAAAACCCTCTTTGGTAGCTCTTTTAATTTTAATCCCAAATTGATTTTCTCTACCTTGACCTATTGCATGTCTAAGGCCCATCTCGGAAAGATTTTCTAAAACACCTTTATTACGAAGGGCTGCAGTTTCAGTATTGCCAGATAACCCGTAGGCTGTTCTACCTATTTCTGCAGTTGCGTGAGACTCTGAAGTTGCCATAACCCTACTTCTTACATCAATGTCGACATAGGGTAAACCTCTACTCGCTAAAGCTCTTGAGTATGCGGTTGTTTTTTCCACTTCTGACATTATCCCCATACGTCCAGTAATTGGCACCATTTCTGAAGATAGAACATTTTTTATTATAAAAGATGTATCTGATATACCACCTTCTGCGCCATAATATTCAGAAGTTGTGGAAAGTGCTTTTCTTGTCGCAGGTTTATCCCCTAAGGGAAATTTTACTTCTCCAATATCAAGTAAAGATTTTTTTGCTATTAATGTTTGACTTAACTCGGTTTGTTCTAAGTTAGTAAACCCTATATTATTTATTCTTTCTGCAGCTTCATTAAACTCTAATGTACGTCCACCTGCTGTTATTCTTCCTTTTTTGACTCCACTTCTTGCCTCTTCTAGAGTTTGCGTAATCATTTGATTTGCTATATCTTGATCTACTTCTAGTGTTCTCCCAATAGAATTTTTAAACTGAAATCTATCTGCTTCTTTAGAATAAAATAGTTCTCCTGCTTCTGTCCCTTCTCCAAATGATTCTTCTATATCAACAGCATTTCTAAGCATCCCTATTTTAGCGCCATATTCTGGATCTACTCTAAGTGATATTTTTTGTCTACCACCTGATGTATCTTTAAAGTAGTTAAATACATCTTCTGATAAAGAATGTATATCACTAACATTTGTTGTTGGTGTTACTGATGAGCTTCTCATCACTCTATTTCTAGCGAAGGAAACAAAATTACTATATGGTTTATTTTCTGCTAAAACATTAATTTTTGCTAATGCAGAGCGTATTGGCCCTGATTGTTCTCTAAATAATTTAGCTGCCCCATCTGACAAATTAGATGGAGTCATCCCAACTGGCATACGATGAGATACGAGAAGTCTATTTTCTTGTAAAAGCTGATCAGCTAAGTTATTTAAATATGAGTCTACCGTTGAGCTGTGCGTTCCCGCATTTTCCATGTATTCCAAAAGAGTGCGAGAATATTCTTCGTTTTCTTCTATTAAATCAAAAATATTTGTATTTAAAAATATATTTTCTAAAGCATTTTCTCCTGTTTGCTTTCCTATAAGTGATTCATCCCTCATTATCGAAGCGGTAAGACCATCTATTAAATTCACGGCTTCAGGATGATCTACTAATCCAGGTACATTTCTTAATGCATTTTTAATCTCTTCACGAGGGTTCATAAAAACCCTAAAGGAGTCTAATGTATCGACAAACCAGCCAGGGTCATTTTGTTTCCTTTTCAAGAAAGCGGTAAGAACCTTTTGAGCTTCAGTATTCTCGTTATAGGCAGGGTAGCTTTGCATTGTTCTCACTAGCATATCTACGTCAAATGAAGCTGTGTTGTTCCCAGTTATTATATCCACTTTCAACATTTCGCGAATAAACTCTGTCATATCTTCTACAGCTTGTTTACCACCTTCTACGGAGGATCTTTTAAATTTATCCAATTTACCTGGATAAAGTTTTTCCATTTGTGCTTCAGTTGTGACTCCATTTTCGCGAAGAAACGTTGCCATCGAAAGCGGCATCGTTCTTCCATCCGGACCAGTTACACCAGCAATGTCCATCATATCAGATTGAATTTGTTTTCTGATTACAAGCTCAGGATTAGTTGAGGTAAAAGTCCCATCTACATTATAATCAACCTCTCTAGTAACAAGTGAAAGATCCCTAACTCGAGAATCTGGTGTTAAACCTGTTGATTCAAGATCCCATGTCCCGACAGTTATCTTTTGTCCCATTTTAGATTTGGGGATACCGAGATGATTAGTAGGAAAATTTGGTCCTGCCCCTAATAGAGAAGCTGCTTCTGCGCCTCCCCAATAATTTTTAGATCTTTCCATTAAATTTCTTAATGAAGCAGGGCTTCTTAATTTAGTTTTACTGCTACTAATTCCATCCAATGATGAAGGATTTTCACTTGCGTTAATCGATGCTGCCAAAATATTTGATATAATAGGATGTATTCCTTCGCCTGCTTTATATCCAGCCCCAAATGGATTTACCGAAAAATTAAAAAGGTTTCTATATGCATTACTAGATTCCAATGATCTTGAAGGAAACCCAATATTTGCAAAAAGATTTTCAAAGGGCAGTGCTGCCTTTTGGTATTTATTATGTATTAAAGTTGCATTCTCTTTATTCAAGAGGGTTAAATCTAAATTTTCCATCATTCGAAGGTCGAGATACTTTTGTCTCCTTACAGGAATTGATATACCGACTAAGCATTTGCTTTCCTCTTCTGCTTAGATTTTTGTCATCTATCAAAAGAGAAAAAAAGTCCTCGTATACGCCTTGTATGCTCCCCAAGTATGCTTCAGGTGAAGATACAAGCATCCCTTCCCCTGACATTTCTTGATAGCCTAATATCTTGCCAATTGAAAGTGGGGTTATTGGTTTTGATTGTACAGATATTTTTTTACCTTCTGGCAAAAATATTCCTTTAGCCATATTATCTATCTCGGTATTACTCATAGTTCTCTTGCGCATATTTACTCTTCGTCTTTTTGTGATTCGATATAGTCATCTACATCGTAAGTGCCAAGTTTTTTTCTAATTAATTTTTGATTTTCGATTTCTATAGCTTGAACTTTATGTATTATTGCAGAAATAGCTTGAGCTGTATCTAATTGAACTTGTCCGACTTTAGCTCTTGCTTCTCTCGTTGCCAATAATTGGTTGCGAAGATCTTTTCTTCTTTTGTGTAATCTATCTTCTAACTCAACTGCTAAGTGAAGTTCTTTCTTCATTATTACATTGCCTTCTTTATCAATACCTATAACATTTTCTTGTATGAAAGATTCTTTTGCGAGAAGTTTAGTTTTGCGCAAATATTGGACTTCTTGATCAACTAGATCTCGTACCATAGATACCTCTACTAAGTTATCTGGGCTTACATCTAATTGTTCGATATACTCGGCAGTAAATTGAGCTACCATAGCCATCTCTAGCGGACATGGTTTTCCAAGAGGAGCTAGATTAACCTTATGTAATGGGCATGTGTCTGCAAAAATACATTTGCTTGCCTCGCAGCGCATTGGTATTGAAGAAAACATAGAAGTTCTTGTTTTTTGTGGGCGTAACATTTCTAGAACTTTATTTTTTTCATCGCCAGTCCACTCTTCTGGAAAAAAGAGATCTGGACGTAAAGATTCAAATTTATCCATAAAAGAATCTTTACTTTCAAGTTTTTCTAAATTATTTTCCATTAAAATCAATCCATTCTGATTTAATCAAACCATCCTGACCATAAGAATTAATAACGCAACTTTTACACCCGGGGACAATAATGTTCTTCAATTTTTGTAATTGAATTTTGGTGAACCAGTTCTTCAAATACAAGATTCAAGGAACCATTACATCTATCGCAAATCATTTATATCTCAGATAAAACTTTTATTAAACTTTTTTGTACCTTTTCTGCTACCTCTATGCTTTGTGCAGCATTCAGAAAGATACTTACTTCTTTCATCTCATCTGGAGTGAGTGAAGCGTTAATTACAAATCTTGCGCCTTTACATATATCACAATGGACTTCTTTATTGGCATAATTTTTTATAGACATACATGGGCATTGTTCTATAATGTTAAAGAATTCTAATGCTTGGGCAAGATCAAACCACTTGCTCCTAAATATTTTTTTTGTTTGCTCTTTATATGCCCTAAGCTTATAAACATCATCGGATAGTAAAGTCCCCATATCCAAAGTTTGTTTCATCAAATCGTTTATTGTTCTATATAGAAAATTCGGAAGTTCAAAATTTCCATGAACATTAATAAAATTCTTCCAATCACTCATCACATCTCCTACTTCTATAGTGCATAGTCCTGCACTAATTATAGCAGTTTTATTCGAATCCAGTTCCCCCACTTGATCTAGCTGATCTACTATTATTAAAACCTCTATAACCACCATACCCAATGGCAGCACCAGCAGCGCCTAACATTGATTTTGGATGACGTGAACCAAAATTTGCGACTCTTGATGCTCCGCTAGCAGCTCTTCCTAATATTCCGCGTCCATTTGCTGCTGCAAACGATGATGTATAATCGCCAGCTACATTGAGACCTCTAGAGGTTCTACCTGCTGCACCTTCCATAGCTCTGCCGCCAGTACTTCTTGCTCTCGATGCTACATTTCTTGTAGCCCCTAATGCTCTACCAACATGCATAAAAATACCCCTTAGTACATCGGTCCTTGAGAGCTTCTACGATTATTCATCGCGCCAAAAGCACCGAGCCCAGCAGCCGCCCCCATTGATCCTTTAGGGTGTCTAGCAACAAATGCTGCGGCTTGTGCACCTCTGTTATACATTGCTCTTGTTGTCCCTGAGCTTTTACTAGCTCTTTGACTCATACCTACGTATGCTCCGCTCGAATGCTTTGCTACTCCGTCGGGCAGCTCTTCCAGCCATACCTTGTGCTGCTTTTGCCCCACTTGAAAAACCTAGCATAACTCCTCCTTAAAAATTAAACTTATACCTATATAGTAATTAATCTATTCTGCAGATAGTACTTTTAATGGTTTCTTTAATGTGAATACGAAATTATTGTCTTCTTCATTATGCGAGATCTCAAATACCGTTCCGCGTGGAGGAACTGACTTAATTAAGATATCGGCAAGCTGGTCTTCTAATTGCTCTCTACGGACTTGAGCTAACCCTCTAGCCCCTTTTATTGTATCTACCCCTTTATCTAATAGCGCCGATATAACAGAATCGGTATAATTGATACTATATCCTTTTTTGGTAAGTTTATCTACAATAATTGACATTTCTAATTCAGCGATTTTCTCAAAGTCCTCTTTTTTCAAATGATTAAAAACAACGGTTTTATCTAATCTATTTAAGAACTCAGGTCTAAAATGTTTACGGATAGCATCAAGTGTATTTTTATCCACCATATCTTTAGCTGGCATTTGTGTTGTTCCTGTTTTAAAATTTAGACTTTTAGCAAAACCTGTACCACCGGAAAGAAGATAATCTACCGTTTTTTCATTACCAAGATTTGTAGTCATTATTATAATCGTGTTTAAAAAACTTACCGCTTCCCCTTTTCCATCTGTTAAGATTCCATCTTCAAATACTCTCAGAAAGGTATTCCACATATCAGCGTGTGCTTTCTCAACCTCATCTAATAAGACAACGGTATGTGGATACTTCTTTATAAGGTTGACCAACTGCCCACCCTCATCATGACCTACATAACCTGGAGGTGACCCTATTAATTTCTGATTTTCATGCTTATGTTGGAATTCGCCACAATCTATTCTCACCATTGGATATTCTTCACTAAAGAGATAATTATGCAGTGTGTTAGCTAAATGTGTTTTGCCAACTCCAGATGATCCAGCAAAGAGAAAAATACCTAATGGTCTATTTTTATCATTTAAGCCAACCTGTGATCTTTTTAGAGCTGATACAACAGAATTAATAGCTTCTGTTTGTCCGATTACATTTGACTCTAAATAATTTTCTAAACCTAGAAATTTTTGTCTAGTAACTTTTTTACTCTTCGGTTTATCGCCAGACTGTCTTTTCTCTCTAGTCCTACCCATTTTTCTAGCAATTTCCGATTCTATCGCAGAGAGATCAAACTCTAACGAGTTATCAAAACTAATATCGGAGTTTCCACTCGATTTAGCATACGATAATTGAATCCATAAATCTATATCTAAACCAGGGTTAAGCATTACGCACCCGTTGTACATCGCATCAATACAGCGTTCTGCTGCATCGCGTGACATAACACGGAGCGCTGCTGTTACATCAGATTTTACATTATAGATAACATGTTCTAAGATTGAAAGCTTAAAATCTTTTGGTGGTTTGTTATCTAGCTCTTCCATGAGAGAATCAATTTCTTCAGGATCTAGAACCTTATATTTTATATAAGTTGCCAATTCAGGAACATATATTTGATATACCTTCATCATGCTGATTCCTTTACACCATTAGTGCCGCATGGTTGTATAGTAACCGCATTAAACTGTATAGTGGCAAGTAATCTTTAACGTTAGAGGAAATATAATATATATTATCATATTCTCTTTGACTGTTTCCCCCCAGAGAGATTATACACATACGTGTCAAGAAAAGTCAAAAAATTTATTTTTTATTTATTTTTTCAAGCGATGGACATTTTTCAGCACACGGTCCTGCATATGCCCACAATTTTACTAAATCAGCTGCATTGTTGATTCTTTTATTTAAAAGAAACATTGCTCGTCTGAAGTCTACATTTACTTCTTCTCTTTGTGCCATTTGAAAATCCATCCTCTTTATCTATGCTGCATGTGTAGAATAAGTATATCATTTTCGGATCTAAAAACCATGTGCAGTATTGCTTTTATGGTATACTTACAGTCATGGAAGACTCCAAGGCATTAGATCTTGCGATAGCATTACTCGATAAACAATTCGGTGTTGGCACTGTAATGAAATTAGGTAATTCTCCACCACAGAAGTGGCCATCTATACCAACAGGTGCTCCAACATTAGATAAGATGTTAGGGATTGGTGGATTACCTAAAGGTAGAATTGTAGAAATCTATGGGCCAGAGTCATCTGGTAAATCCACTGTATCACTTTCACTAGTTGCTCAAGCACAAAAGATGGGTATTCGTTGTGCCTATATTGATGCAGAACATGCATTAGATCCTAGCTATATGATGGATCTAGGGATTAATTTAGATGAGTTATTATTAGCCCAACCAAATTATGGTGAAGAAGCTTTAGAAATTGTAGACAAACTTGTAAGAACAGGTGAAGTTGGTCTTATTATAGTTGATTCTGTTGCAAGTCTAGTTCCAAAAGCTGAGCTGGAAGGTGAAATGGAAGCAAGTCAAATGGGCTTGCAAGCAAGAATGATGGCAAAGGGTATGAGAAAAATTGTTGCACTTGCTAATGAAAATAAAACCCTTGTTGTCTTCATAAATCAGTTAAGATCTAAAATTGGAATAATGTTTGGTAACCCTGAAACAACTCCGGGCGGCAAAGCATTGCAATATGCATCATCTGTTAGAATTGATCTCCGCAAAAAAGAGGATATTAAAAATAAAGATGGGGAAGCTATAGGTATCAGGGTAAAAGCTAAAATTATCAAAAATAAGATGGCTCCACCTATGAAAATAGCAGAATTCGATATTTTTTATGGCAGAGGGATTGATCAACATGGATCTATATTAGATCTAGGTCTCCTCTCTGGTCTTTTCGTCCAAAAAGGTGCATGGATGTTTTATGATGGTGAAAATTTTGCTCAAGGTAGAGAAAACGCTATTGCAAAACTCAAAAATGATGAAGAAATGTATGAAGACATCAAAAAAAGGATAAATAATGGAAGTCCCGCTGTTAAAAGTTGAGCCATGTACGGAATGTCCGTATCCAACAGTATTCGTCGTCAATATGTTAGATAGAAAACTCGGCAAAGAAAAATATTCAGTACATTGTAGAAAATGTAATGATAAATGGATAGAAGAAGGTATTTAAAGTGACAAATAATACAGATGAATTGTTCTATCATTACAATGGTGATGATTGGCGTCTATTTGATCCGGATACCGGTAACGTTACTAATATTACAATTAAAACCATTAAGCCAAACCAAAGTACTTTCAATCAAACTGATTTTTACAAGGATATGAATAGAAATTTGTTTATTTAGGTTCTGTACCCTTCGCCGCAAAATTATTTTTTGTTTTTTAATAAATTACTAAGTTTTTACGAATTTGAAACTGACAAATTCTTATTATTTTTGTTTTTTAAGAAATAAGAGATTCTCAGTCGAATTAGAAACAGGAATTGGAAAAGACAATTTCTTATCGCTGTTGATTCATCATATCTCTAAAAGCTGGATAATTTGGGTCTTGTCTGTATTGTCTTGTTTGATCAAAATAGTTAAGACCATCTGCTAATTCTTGTTGTTCTCGTCTACCAGAAGATCTATTACGAAAACCGACTACACCTGCTGCTACAGCTACAGCTGCTCCACCTAATGCGACTTTTCCTCGTCTACTCGTATTACCCCATCTCATTTCTCTTAATGGACGAGCTTTCGGTCCATATTCAACATTCGCCTCTAAACGGGCAACAGCCTCCGCCCTCTGTTGGGCTGTAACCCTCCTATGACGAATATCGCTCCAACTAGGATCACCACCTGAAGATTCTCCAACTGGCATGAGTATTCTCCTTTTAAAATTCTGAACTGACAGAATTTCCGTTACTATAAATTTAATAGTAATGGTGATACAATAGATAAGTTGACAAATTCCGAGGAGAACAAGTGAATTTTTGGGAAATGCTTCGTAAGTTTCTAAAAGATAAAGATTCTCCAGATAGTTTAGATGAATTTGTTCCATACGATCCACAATATAAAGATATCTACAACTATGTCATCACAGCCCACTCTAATCCAGACCAAACCAATTTAACAATATCCTTCTTTAAACCAGAACAATGGGAAATGCTTTTATCCACTTCCGAACTAACTGATTATCCTCCAGAGGACATTGTTCGTGATTTAAAATCTGAGGAAGTTCACCAAATAGTTATTAACGCTGGTGAATGGGATGGAGATATGGATACTCTGTTTTAGTAGCGATTTAGAAATGACTAAATCTTAGGAGATATAGATCCCTTATCCTAATTTTACAAATTCTACTGTAATATCATATTAATAGTACTTGGATCTTTTTCTGCGCCCATTTGTTTATATAACCCATAATATAACACTCCAGCTGTTTCTTGAGCAACACGCTTATTATATTCTGGTGATTTTGGGAATTTACGGCTAGGGATATATTGCTGGACTGCAGCTAATGAATTATTAGTCTCATACTTTTTGTTCGTATAGAAATTATAGATAGTTGTACTTTGTTTAAGATTTTTTAATGACCCGTTGATTCCATCAATTGTCGACCAATCAAAATTGATGAAAACCGCCGCATCAAAAATGATTTTATACTCACTGTATAGATTAAAGAAATGTAGACAATCCTGCCCTAAGCCTATAAAAGTTCTATACTTATAATCTAGGATCTCCCAGCGCTCAGTTAAAGCTCTTGCATAGTTCTTACAAGAATCTTCTTTTGAATTTGTATCTATATATGATTCAGAAATGACTGAATTCATCAAGAGAATTTGGTGTTCATCTTTGAATTCATTGATAAAATTAGAATTTAGTGAATTTAGGAATAGTTTTTCTGACGCTACTACCATTTTGATATCATTATACGGTAGCATATTGATATTTAACTCTTCTACTTGTGATTTCATTATTTGTCCTTGTTTGGATTTGGCATTGATTGTGATTAGTTTGCGTTTTTAGAGATAGATTACTAAATAGAGTTTGTATTAGTAGGATTAGTAATTATTATCACCATCATAATTGTCATCTGAGTATTCACTGTTGTGAGCTCCATATGAGCTGAAGGCTGATTGATAGATAGTGTCTAGGCTATCTCCTTCCAACAATTCTTCTACTTGATCTTTTTGCGGTTTTGCTATTCTCATGTTTTTTCCTTTTGTGTTTTTTGGGTTTGGCTTTCTTCTTACGCCGATCAATCTAGCAGGTGTCTTTCTGGAATAACAACCTCTTTGGGAAAATATTTGAGATTTCTTTTGCAACCTATATAAATCTATAGGTGTTTTTTTTTGGGGGGAAAATTTTTATACCTAAACGTCTATAACTTATATAAACATATATAAAATCCCTATAAGGGGAAAATATGGGAAAAAATATATGGGGGAGATGGTTAATATATAATATTAGTATTATATCTTTAACGAGCCCACCGGGGTATACCCCCTTATATATATAAATTGTTCACGGAGCAAGTCTCCAGAAAAGGAGGGTCCCATGACCCCAACAACAGTTAAGAAAGTATCGCCAGAAGTCACAGCGCGTCGTGCGAAGCTACGCGCCAAGGCAGTGGCAGCAGGCACCAAGCACGGAAACAAGACTGGTGACATCCAGCACGCAGTCATCTGTGCAACAGTCACTGGCACACTCGTGTCGGTGGACTACACCAAGGCCCTCGTGGTCAGGCACTGCGCGAAGCGCTAGTTCCCTAACAGCAAGTGGTAGGCTCAGGTCCCGTGAGGGGCCTGGGCTTTACTGCTTTGATATATATATAGATTATATATATAAATTGTGCGTGGATTCGTTTGGATCCCACTAACACCTTAGGAGGTGTGTGTATGAAGGCAGTATGTCTATTAGTACTCTTCATGATCGGCTTTGTATCCGGTTATGCTGGATTCAAGGCTCTGGTCAATGGGATGCTACGTCCCGTTGTAGCAGGGCAGGCTCGTGCAGCGTCCATTATCCGTGACATTAGGTCAGGGATGGGTCGCTAGCAGGCACTAGTCCCCTAACAGCAAGTCGGTTGCTCGGGTCCCGTGAGGGGCTCGAGTTAACCCCCTTTATATATATACAATATATACTAGTATATTTATATCTTATTCCCCCTTAGTTATACGTTTATATATATAGTTATTATATAAATTGTTCTTGGAGATTTAGTCTGCTCCCTGAGCAAGGAGGTATCAGATGGCTACATGTGGCAAGTGCCGTAAGAACGGTAC